AACGGTTGGCAATATGGCAAGTGGCTGATTACGGGCTACAAACCTATCAAGTTGCGCAACCGTTTGAGCGAGGCACACCGCTTCAAATACCACGAATACAGCCATTTGCTATATTGCGTGTTATGCAATCGGCTTTTATTGTTAAACTATTAAAATACAATTATATGGGATTAAATTTGAGTAAAGGAAATATGTACGAGTTTATTACTCACACATGGAACACGATTAAAGGAGAATGTTTCCACGATTGCAGTTATTGCTATATGAAACGCTGGGGTAAACTAAAACCTGTGCGATTTGATGAAAAGGAATTGAAAACTGATTTAGGAACTGAAAACTTTATTTTCGTTGGTTCGAGTTGCGATATGTTTGCGGAAAACATACCTGATGAATGGATTAAAAAGACATTAAAACACATGGAGAAGTTTGACAGTAAATACTTACTACAAACTAAAAACCCTGAAAGGGTATTGGATTATATTGATGCCTGTGTTATTACTGATAAATGTATTGTTTGTACAACTATTGAAAGTGATTTGTATTATCCTGAGATAATGAAAAATTCGCCACACCCTATGCAAAGAAGTATTGCAATGCAGGTAATAAGCGAAGTTATTGACACTTATGTTACAATTGAGCCTATAATGGATTTTCATTTAGAACATTTCGTAAAAATGATTAAGAGGTGTAATCCTAAACAGGTAAATATAGGTGCTGATAGTGGACGAAATAGCCTACCCGAACCAACAAAAGAAAAGGTTTTAGAATTGGTTTCGGAATTGCAAAAGTTCACTATTATTCACAACAAATCGAACTTGCAGAGGCTTCTTTAAGCTGTTGCACAACAAATAAATAATACCAATAGCCATGAACCCGCACAAACAGGGCAATGGGATATTAACCAATTATTAATCAAATAATACCAGCTACTTGAAACTATGATAACTTACCCAGACAGCGAAGAAATTGTTTTAGGCTCTCTCTTAAAATCCGATTGTTGGGAAGAAGTGAGCTTCTTAACCGAAGATTGTTTTTCTACATACAGGAATAAAGAGATTTTCAGAGGAATAAGAAAAATAATAGACAGAGGCGAAAAACCTGATATTCTTCTTATTCGTTACGAAACCGAAACTCCTGCAAGCGAAATAATTGACTTACCAATGGCGCTTGATGTTGTACCTCACGCAAAAATGATTCGTGAGGCGGCGATGAAAAATGCGCTAACTGGTGTATTTGAGACGCTAAAGCCAGATGATTCAGTAGAGCAGATGATCGCAACGATTAACGCGACGATTGAAAAGGTATTGACGAACAGGGAGGAAAAAATACGAACCCTCAAAGATGCGACAGGCGATGTTATCGAGATAATTAACGATAATATCAAAGGAGTTGCAAGGGGAGTTAAGACTGGATTCACAGAGTTTGACAGACATACGGGAGGACTGCATCCTGGGGATTTAACGGTTATTGCTGCCGCTTCAAGTCAGGGGAAGACTTCTTTTGCTCTGAATATTGCGAAAAACGTGGCACATGAATCCAAAGTCGCCATTTACTCTTTAGAGATGAACGATGTACAGTTAGCAAGTAGGATTATCAGCTCTGTTTCAGGACTTTCGTCTAAAGAAATACTATACCGCTCGATGAGCAATGAGATGATTAAGGAATTTGATACAGGAGTTGGGAAAATCCAGGATTTGGGAATATATTTTGATGACCGTTCTACTTCGAGTATTGAAACAATTATTCAGTCTATACGGAAAATGGTCTTTAAATTCGGGATAAGAGGGGTTATAATTGACTATCTTCAAATACTGAGTATATCTAATAAAACGATGACCGAGGAACAGTTTTTGGGATATGTTACCAGAAGACTTAAGAACCTTGCAAAAGAGTTGAATATTTGGGTGCTTGCGCTCAGTCAGTTGAACAGAAAAAACGCCGAGAATGCACCGTCTCTGGCTGATATTCGCGCTTCAGGACAGATTGTCGAAGCTGCCGATAACGTGGTTTTTATCTATCGACCAGAACTGTATTCAAGGTCTTACCCTGCGCCCTTTGCGTCTACCTCCACTATTGGAACGGCTATGATTGATTTTGCAAAAGGTCGGAGCGTGGGAATTACTAAATTCATCTTAGGCTTCAAACAAGAGCAGACATTATTTTATAATCTTAATGAATTACCAGAGAATGTACCATTTTAATGAAATCTTCGGCTTCGATATACGCCAAAAGTCAAGAAAGCGGCAAATAGTCTGGGCGCGGTATGCCGTGATATACTACCTGCACAAGGTGGGAATAAAAACTCACTCTTTACAGAATTTATTCCTTATGAGTAACGGCGGAATTTTAAGGGGGATTCGGGAGTTCCAACAGGCGTTATCCGTTGGTGATCATCTGGCCTTGTCGCTGAATGACCGACTGAATGAATTTAAAACGATTTAGAGCAATTATTATACAAAAGACACACAAAGTATTAACCGAGGGGCTAAAGTCCCGCAAAACGCGCGAAAATGAAACAGAAAGGAACAATGAGCGTCAGCCAGGCTACGCTAAAAGCATTTGAAGAATCGGAACAGGTTATTTATGCACCGCTATTCTGCGCACGAGTTAAGCAGATATTAAACAGGCCGATGTGCATGGATGGGACTATACTGCGAAAATTAAGGGAATTGCGGCAAAAGGGAATGCTGAATTATAGCTGCTCGAATAGCGAGGCAAGTATTTATCGGAAATGCTAACGGTAAATGTATGAAATGTAGGCGAATAGGAACTACTGCCTTATCCGACTACGTAAAACTAAATAGAAAGTAGAAAAGTATAAACCTGCACTGAACCGCCTATATTTTATACATATTGTTAGGCGTATGTGCTTTAAATTTCGTATTATGAGAGAGAATATTTTTACAATGTTTGCAAGAAGCATAGAAATGTTTTGTGAACACAAAATTACAAAAAAAGACTTGTTTAATCATTTTGTTGGTGCTGTTGAATGTGCTGATGATAATGAAAGAAAAGAACGTGAAAAACATCTGAAAGCACTTGAAGAATGGGGTAATGGCAATTTAAAAAAAATGATGAAAAGTGAACGACCTCATTCAAATTGGGAAAAGGCTTCTGAGATGCTGTCTTAGCATTACGCCTAACGGCTGGCGTGTGAACCGCTTGTGAGATTGAAACGAAACATCATCTTAACGAAAAGAGAATGATTAAACTAAAAATTAACCTACAGATGCTACGCAAGTGAATTACACCGCTTGTTAGGCACTGGTTTTAAAATAATGATTATGAGCGATATAATTATTTACAGAAGGAAAAGAGGGTCTACAGGGCAATGGAAGTGTCGTGAAAAAGCGATGCTAAAAGTAGAACTTCAAGCAGGTCGATTTGTTGTTTTTGCAAAACTTGCTAATATGCTGGATTGCAATCATAATGATGCCGTTATGTTTGGATTTTCAAAAAAAGATAAATGTGCCTACATTTTCAAAGAAACACCTGAGGAGGATAGTTACTATTTAAGACAAGCTGGGCCCGGGAGACCATATTTCAGGTTTACTTCTAAAAATTTAGCGCAATTCTTTACAGAAATATTTGACCTAGAACCCGAGGAGAAAGTTGTTTATTTTGAGGCAGGCGATAAAAATAACAAAGGGTGGTTACGGTTAATGATGGAAGTCTAACTTGTGCCTAACGGTGGGTATATGTGGCGTGGCTTGTGTTGCGCCTGCGGCAAGCCATGACATATATACCGTGTTATCGGCTTTTAATTTTTAATCAAATAAATATCAAAATATTATGAATACTTACAAAAAATATTGCCCAAATGTATTTGTGGCACAATGCGAAGAAAAGCACGAAAAAGGTGATACTATTATAGTTGAAACCAAGTATGGAAAAGAAAATGAGTGTATAGTTCACAATTTTGTAGGCTACACCGGGACAAAAGAAAAACCTATGTATTGTTATTCAATTACTCGTGCTGATGGTTATAATAACCAAGAAAGAGCAAGAAATAAAGTTGAAAAGCTAAATAATTGGGCTGACAATGCCGATAAAAAAGGCAATGAGTGGAGAGAAAAAAGCAACGAAGGTAAAGATTTTTTGGCACTTGCAGAACCTATAAAAGTAGGACATCACAGCGAAAAACGACACCGTGCATTAATTGAGCGAAACTGGAATAGAATGAGCAATGCAATGGAAGAATTTAAAAAAGCTGATGCTTACCGTGAAAGAACTGCATATTGGGAAAGTATGGCAAATAAAATTGACCTTTCAATGCCTGAAAGTTTAGAATTTTTTGAGATACAACTCGAAGAAGCAAAACAATATCACCAATTTTTAAAAGACAATCCAGCGGAGCGACCTCACGGAATGGCTTTATCTTATGCGAGCAAAAAAGTAAAAGACTTAAAATCAAAGTACGAAGAGCCAAGAAGTTATTTTAAGTAATTGCCACTAACACCCAAATAATAGCAATTTAAATAAACGCAACTATGGACACAGAGAAGGAATCTACGAAGACAGTGCAAGGCCTGCTAAAAGAAAAAAAACAGGTAGAAAGAAAAATCGGTGAAATCCTTTCGGGGTTTTACAAGAACAACAAAGAGATTCAGATGATTTATGTAAATGTTGACACAACAGAGGTTCACGAAAACGGTGAGCTTGTGGACTTAATTTTTGAGACAAATTTAGACGTTTCGTTATGACTGAATGGTATAAAAACGAACAGAACAACCGCCGATTCCTTTTGGGCTGCTTTGTAATAGTGGTCTTCGGTACTGTTATGGCGGCAATATTAATCACGCTAATATCTTTGATAAGAAACGGCTGTACATTATCATCATCATCATCATTCTTTTGCTTGCCTTTCTTTTTAGCTTATGAAACGAGTATCAAAGTCCCAAGCGGAAAAGAACCGAAAGATTGCCGAAATTAAGCGATCCCTGCCAAGCGTTTGTTTCATTTGCGGACAACCTTGCACGGGAGATGCGGCTCACCTGCTACCGAAAAGCATCTTTCCACAGTATTACACCGAGCCGAAAAACATTGTTCGTATGTGTCGGAAGTGCCACAATCGCTACGACAACGACAAGGATTTTCGGTCTGGAATGTTAAATATTATAATTAAAGTTAAGGAATTTGCGAAGTCTGAGGAAATATTCAGATATTTCGGTATTTAAATTTAAAGCTATGAAAAGGATATGAAAACGATCATACACGGACTATCCCAACCTCGGATAGACAAATCAGAGGATATGGAGGCTGTTCTGAACGATAAAAACGTGCAGTCAATTATTGACCTTGCACACTCCTACGTGGAAAAAGACGAGGAGGGAATGGCGCAATTTATTGCCGACCTGCTTAATGAGTATTACGGAACGGAGAAATTCACCTATCTATGTTTGAAATCTTAATCCGGCAAATGTTCGGGGAGTGCGAAAAAGAATATCGCTTTCACCCAGTACGAAGATTCCGATTCGACTATGCTATTCCCTCAAAAAAAATAGCCATAGAGCAGGAGGGCGGAGCATGGACAAACGGAAGGCACACAAGAGGAAAAGGCTACATTTCGGACATGGAGAAATATAACCTTGCTACTTCAATGGGTTGGAGGGTGTTAAGATTCACCCCCGACCAGATGATGACAACAGAAACTATCAATTTAATAAAAAAGGTCTATGACAATTAAGTACATCACGGGCGATTATGAGAATGTCCGCCCAAGCGCAATAAAGAGCCTTGAGCCACGAAAGCAGGGGATTTATATCCTCTTTCGTAACGGAACGGAGGGAATGGCCGAAACGATCAACGGATACAAGGTATTGGTATTTTTCAAGCATCTTTATATCTTGAAGCAATGTTTAAGGAACGGAAAGGGAACAAATATTCCAGACGCGAATTTTATGGGCACGGGAATGGCACTTTGCGCTGTACTAAAAGAGGGTCAATTCCATAAATTCCTGAAAAATGAAATATAGGATTTACCGCTACGCTGTTAAGAATGGCACGATACAGAACGTTAAGACCAATATCCCAACTAACGACATAGAGGCTGAACGTAAGAAACTCGAAGAAAAATACAGACACACAATTCATCTTTACTATGAAACAAACGAACCCTACAAAGAGTGATATTGCTCGAGAGTATGTAGAAAAATAATACGAGTAACAACCTTTAATATTAAACACAAGCCCCTGCATGAATTATACACGGGGTTATAAAACGGCTTTTTTATGAAAACTTTTGTATTGACAGTTTCAAGGACGTTTCCGAAAGCTCACAAACGAGCAGGACAGCATACTTGGTTTGTAGAAAAAATAAACGAGGCAGGAATGCCAATATCAGATGAGCCAATAATTGGTAAAAAGATACACACCATAAGGGCTAATTATGACCTGTGGGAAAAAAGAGCAAAACAAATAAATGATGGCAAAGCAATACTTTCCATTAGATATTGGAGTGGCAAACCTTACAATTCCAAACAAGTTGAATTTTGCCAACTAACTAAAATAGGTTTGCAAAAACTTGACAACCCTGCAAATTTTGTATGGGCTGAAATTGATGGTAAAAAATGCAACTGGGAAGATGTTGCAAAAAACGATGGCTTATCGTTCGATGATTTCTGTGAATGGTTTAAAGTCAGACAAAACAGACCAATGGCAATTATTCACTTTACGCAGTACCGCTATTAAGCTGTTTTATAACAAATAAATAATACCAATAGCCCTAAACCCGCAAAAACAGGGCAAAGGCGTATTAGTAAATCATTAAATAAAACCAATAAAGAAACAGACTATGGAAGCAAGAGAAAAATTAAACGAGTTCGCTGAATTGCGAGGATGGAATATGGCAAATCATCAATTTAAACAACAAAAAAGAGATGAGTATTATACAAAGGAATATGCGATAATACCATTATTGAAATATTTAAAACCAAATAGCCAAATATGGTGTCCGTTTGATACTCAAGAAAGTAATTTTGTTAAGGTGCTTTCTAATAATGGACACCCTACACTATGGACACATATTTGGACTGGGCAAGACTTTTTTGAAACAGAACCACCAAAAGGAACTGAATACATTATTTCAAATCCACCTTACTCTTTGCGTGAAAAGGTTTTGGAAAGGCTGTTTGATTTTAAAATTTCTTTTGCTATGCTTATAAATGAAGCAGGATTATTCGATAGCAAGAAAAGGTACGAACTGTTAAAAAATAATCCATTTGAAATAATGGTATTTGATAAACGAATAGATTATATCAAAGGTGATGAAAATATGAAAGGAGGAGTGCCTTTTAAAAGCATATATCTTTGTAGTAATGTATTGCCTGATAAATTCGTGTTTGAAGCGTTGGGGGAAAAATTTTAAATTTATAATTGCCACTAACGTTTCGAGTGTTGCTGTCAGTGTGGGAATTGGCAGCACAAAAGTTGATTAAAAAACAAAAGATAACAATATGAACAAAAGTAAAATTGAAAACAGTCAGCCCACATTGCAGCAACACAATGTTAGCGGTTCGGGCATTGATTGGCAGTATTTTTTCGGTGGAACTAGTGGTAGAACATTCGATAGGTACTACAAAGCTGAAATAAACGGCAAACGAGTTGAGAAACACGCTTCAAATCGTGGTGTTAAATACGCCATAGGTAACATAGACGAAGCGAAGAAAAAGTATAAAACAGAAAACGAATTGTGGGAGGCTTGTTTTGCCTGACCGCTAACACCCAAATAATACCAATAAGTCTCAAAGCCCACAAACAGGGCAAAGGCGTATTTACTAATTATTAAATAAATGAAAACAACAGAACTAAGAGAAGCCGCAAAGAAATACTTTGACGAAGAATTGAGCGGAGAACCATTGTGTCAGGATTTGGTGGTCGATTGGCTTACTGATTTTGCTGAACAGCAGATAGATATATATAAAATTGATAAGATCATTGAATTTTACAGCACATTTAGAACACAATTTGAAGTACTGCCGAGATTAACGATCATATACGGCGAAGGTTACCACAAGGGCTTTGCTATTGAGTGGTTATGGTTTGGGGTTTACGTGAATGTTTGCTAATACCCAAATAAGGAAGAAACCTATTAACATTTAACACACTAAACTATGAACAAAGTAATTTTAATCGGTAACGTAGGCAAAGAGCCTGAAATACGAGTTGCTGGCGAAACAAAGGTGGCGCAATTCTCCCTTGCAACGACAGAAAAAGGCTACACCACAAAAGACGGAAAGAAGATTGAAGACAGAACAGAGTGGCATAACATTGTCGCTTGGAGGGGGCTTGCTTCGCTATCGGAGTATATCCACAAAGGAACGACCGTAGCCATTGAGGGGAAACTCACTTATCGGAGTTACGAGAAAGACGGGACAACTCGCTATATAACCGAGATTGTGGCTGAGAATATAGAGATACTAAAATCCAAAGACGATCACAAAGAGCATATCTGGGGCAAAGACGAAATGCTGTTTTAGAATTTTAGTATCTTACGCAGAAGGATAAGGAGGTAAATACCTAACCCTATGGCGAGGAACGTAAAGGCATTTAGCCGGAACGTCTGCCATCGGGTTAGTCGGTTTACCTCTTTTATTACTTCTACCTTATAGGGGATTGAATCTACCCGGGTATGTTCAATATACTGAACTTTTGTTGGTATTTTGATCGGTTTAATGGACAAAGAGTGATTTAGCCGACCTGTTGAAAATTCGGCATCCGAATAGGCGTACTTATTTTCCAAATGTGAAACAGTATCTAAGATAGAAACCGTGTCCTTATAAGGGACTAACTCAACCTGTACGATTGTGTCCCGTATTATTTCCGTTTGAATCTTTATAGTTTCAATAGGTACATACTTTGTCTTACACCCTGTTAGGAGTATTAAGAGAATTAGCAGCTTTTTCATTTTCCAGTAGTTCGTCTTTCTTGCTTGAACCAAGAGATGAGCCGAAAAAGTAAGATACTATACCTGAGAAAGAGCCTATCAAAGAACCAACAACAAGGTTTAGCAAGTCTTTATTTTCCGTAGGTACGGCCGAAAGCACAAGTAAAATTAATAATGCGAAGAAGCCCGCAACTATCAAGGCCCCTAAAATGTATTGGAATACCTCTTTTTCTCCATATTTCATAGCTTAAAATTTTCATATCGATTATTTTCACGTTCCCAGCCCAGATGCACCCACTGTGTCGTTTCGCCGTCTTTGGTAAATGATTCGTAAATTAATTGATCGTAAGGCAAACGAAGCGTTTTAAGCGCGTTTAAGACAGTTTCATATGTTTGTAGTGCTGTTAGTCCACTTATAACGAAATCTATCGCTGTGGCTCTCGTATGGGCTGAATTTGGGTCACCACCGACCGCGGTGTTAAGTGCCTTGCATCGGTACCACGACAAAATGATAAACGGCTTACCGATATGCTCCCTTATACGTTGCAGAATCTTCGCAAACTGATACGCATTATCAAGCATCTCGATTGACAGGCTATTGTCAATCCCCAAACGTCTTGCTGTGTCGCTTCGTGTTACTTCTGAGGTGGTAAAATTATCCGTTAGCTTCATTCAATATATTTCTTATCCAACTTCATATCAAGCTTTGAGTTTATCTCTATCAAAGATTTTTCAATATTGTAAAGATGCTCATTATTTTTCTCTGATAGCGTTTTTAGCTCTTTGCGCAAGTCCTTAATCTCTGCATCATGTTGCTCGATTTTACTTGCGTTTACAGTCGTCATTGTTTGTAGATTGAATGTTCGGGTATTCATTGTCAACAAAGCTCCCGAAACGGAAAGCAAAACAGTGATAACCCACCCTACCCAGCTATAAGATTTTTTCTCTTTCATTGTCCTGTTATATTTCATCCTCTGGGAGATACCCGTCATGCCGCAACATTTCCTCGTTGCTGTCACAGTTATAATTATACATTGTGCCGTTTGAAGTTTCAATCTGCTGCGGTGCTTCAACCCACTCTCCGTTTACTAATTTATACCACTTTCTTTCCATAATTATTCTCCTTCTAAAATTCCTATTGTTGATGCTTCCGGTCTCTCTGTACCATCGTAGTCTGTTGGGTTTGGATATGTAGCATTATTCACCCCTGCACCTTTGAGTACGCTTCCAGCCTTTGGTTTTAGCTTTGTTGTTATCGTTGCAGCGTAGTCGTGCAGTTCGGCTAACTGTTCGGGTGTCGCTGCCGCACCGATAAATGTAGGCACGTCAATTTTAGCCTGTTCTGCTGTCAGGTTGGCAATACAGGTAGCCGTGTTTATATCGCTTCCTGCACCACCCGTAATGGTCGGGTGTGCAACATCGTAGGCATTGTTTCGAAATATCTTAACACCTGTTGCTGTACTATCGTCAAAACCAGTCGCTACACCTGCTGCTGTCTTATTATTGTATAGTAGGCAGTTGATGTGAGTGTCGGTGTTTGATGAGCCGTATACAGCTTGCGATGCTTTGTTGTTAATAGCAGTACAGTTGGTGTTAGTACCTATATACCATCCTCCACCGTTTGATGATGCTGTATTGCTGTAAGCAGTACAGTTGGTGTTAGTGCCACTATACCATCCTCCACCGTTTGATGATGCTGTATTGCTGTAAGCTGTGCAGTTGGTGTTAGTGCCATACATCCATCCTCCACCGTATGA